GTGCCTATTTCAAAGACTTCGCCGAGTATTGATAAAACTCCAAAACTATCAGCAGAGGAGCGAAAAGTATTACAGGAACAGAAAAAAGTAAGAGATTCATTGGCTAGTTTTGAGATTAGAAAGAAGGAAGCGGAGGTTACTTTGGTTGAAAGGAATGCTGAACTGAAGCAATGGGAACTTGAGAAAAAAGCTGGGAATACTCTGCCATTAGATATGATTGAGAGTGTTCTTGGGATAAATTTCAAGGCTATTTTCAAAACCAATTTCTCTTTGGCGAACAACGTGGCAATGGTTATTGTTCAGCAGCTTGGTGGGAGCAAAGAGGATTTGCATAGTATCAGAAAAGAATTGGAGAATGTTTTCGATAAAACGGTAAAGGATGCAGAAAAGAAAGCATCTGTTGACATTGACAAGTTGATTGATGAGTACTCGGAAGTTCGTTCTCGTGGAGAGCGCAAAGTATAAAATTTGATGCAATGTATAAAATATGTTGCAGAAAATTTGTTACATTTAATTATTATGTTATATATTTGCTACATTAATAATCTAAATAAAGACAAAATGGAAACAAGTAAACAAAAAGCTATACGTGAGGCGTATAGGGAAAATTATCAGAAAGTAAAAAATTACATTGATGAAAATGGGTGGTTTAAAATGGATTATGATATTAATGATTCGTTTGCTAATCAATTCACATCTTGTTGTTTTCAAAATTACGAAAAGAATTTGCCTTATGGAATTAGACCTAAATCACTTCAAGGCATAGAAACCAACAACGGATGGATTAAAATAGAAATCGAAGCGGATTTGCCGAATCAAGATGGAAGTTATTTTACTATCACAACATATTGCAATAAAATAGTAGAAAGAGATTACCCTATTTTTTTAAACACGATGACTTTAGACGAAGAAAAAGAATGGTGGTTAAAATATGTTACCCACTACCAACCAATCATTAAGCCACAACCACCAATATACTAAAACAACACGTAGAACAAATAAGATTGGAAAATCCAATTTATAATACAAACTTAAATTAGAGAGGGATGGGTTCAGAAACTATGAGTTATCAAGAATTAGCTAAAAAATGCCCTAAAGGTTCTGAATATTGTAGTGATAGTTCTGAAAAATGTGGTTGTTGGGAAAAACATAGAAAAGAAACGTGTAATAAATTAAAAATACAATATGGAAAAGAAAAGTAGTTTAGAAAAAAGTCGTTGGGACATGAAAATTAATATCAGGCATCAAAAAGAAAAAGAACGTGTTGAATTAGTTTTTAAGGAAATTAAAAAAAATATAGGTAGAAAAATATTTTCAACTTTTAAAATTTGGAAAGATGACCAACAAGATTATTGGATTGCTAGAAAAATTTATGAAAATATTTTTTCTTACTCAGAAGAAGAATCGTCTGCTTTTTTAGGAATTGATTTAAAATCAAAATTAATGAAAGGGCATCATTACTGTATGAATGATACTATTGAAAATGAATATAAAAAAATATTACAACAATCATACGAAATTGAATGCTTAAAAAGACGTCTTGAATTTTACGAAAACAATTCTACAAACTTAACCCCCACCAAACAAAAAAATTAACTTAAAATAGATATTATGAAAAACCTAATAGAAATTTTACCAAACATTTACGGAGTTAAAGTGCCTAACGGAATAGAACAATTTCACATTGGAACTTTAGACAAACAGATTTTAGGATTTACAAGAGATTATATTTTTTGGGAATCTGAAATAATTTTAGATGGAGAATATATTTTACTCGGAACAATAACCGCAACAGAAATAAGTTTTGATGCTTCGGATATTTACGATAAAGAACTATTTTATACATTTATCGTTAAATGGCAAACAGCTCAACAAAACATAACAGAAAAACTTTTAATACTACAAAAAACAAACTAAAATGGAAAATTGGAAAACAGAGATTAAGCGATTAGATATCATTCGCGAAAAATTAGGATTGAATTGGAATCAGATGGAGAAGTTGACTGGAGTAAATCGTCAAAAGATTCAGAGAATGTTTCAGTTGGTTAATGAACCAAGTTTAGGGTTTTATCTTTTGATGAAAACTACATTGGAGAATCAGATCAAAGTTGTTGGCAAGGAGAAAAAAGAAGCCGTTTCAAAAGAAGTTTCAGAAACTAAATTGCCTAAAGAAAAACCTACTTGTGAATGCAGAATGGATGGAATGTTGTTCATTCGAGATAAAAGTGGATGTAAGAAAACTAAAGACGAACATAAATTTTTAGGGTTATGGGAGCAATTATAGAACAATACAAAAAAATACAAGATATTGCTAATTCCGACATTCCTGTTTTGCAAGGTAGTCCTTGCTATCAATTGTTTTTTCAGCGCAGAGAACTTTGTAAAAATGTAAATAAATCGGAGTCAAGCATGGAACAATTTTTTGAACTTCTAAATTACTACGATGATAAAATCAAGGAATACTTAAATCTGTAGTATATGCTAAAAGAATTAGTTACTAAAAACGTCCGAAAGATACAGAGCAAGATTTACGATTTCAGTATGAAAACACTTCCACCAAGCGAATGGTCGGAAAAGAATTTGATATTGAGTTCGGAATCGAAGTTCTCTGGACCATTGAGTTATAACAAATCGCCTCATACGAGAGAGATTGTTGATAATTTAAGACCTAACTCTGGAGTTGAAATTACTGCATTAATGAAGTGTTCACAATCAGCAGGAACTCAAACAGTAGTTATTCCAGCAATGATTTATCATATTGCAGAATCTCCTACAAACGTAATGTTTCTTTCAAGTTCTGATAAAATGGTTCAAAACACTATTCGTGGACGTTTTGATACTTTAATGGAAAGTTCTGGATTAAGCAGCTTACTAAAAACTAGCTCGGTTAAGAAGGCTAATCAACGTACTGGAGATACCGATTTCAAAAAAGAGTACACAGGTGGAACTTTGATTAATACCACATACAACGCCTCGAATTTACGTTTTCACTCTGTAGAAGTAGTTATTGCTGACGAGTTTGATGATGCTCCCAAAACCGATAAAAAGGAAGGGAGCATTTTCGATTTGATAAAAGCAAGAACCAAATCTTATGCTGATACACGTAGATTAGCCTTTATCTCATCTCCAACAACCAAAGGAATATCAAATATTGAACACGTTTACAATATGGGCGACAAGAGGCAATGGAACTGGGAATGTCCACATTGCAAGACTTACATCCCAATACTTTGGCGCATTGAAAAAGAGGATGGAACTTTCGCTGGAATAAAGTGGGAAGTCGATGGAGATGATAAATTGATCGAGGATTCAGTTCATTACGAATGTCAAAATTGTAGTGGCCGAATTGAGTATAAAAGCAAATATTCTTTGAACTTGACTGGCCAATGGATTCCAACTGCTGTTCCGGAGCATCCGAGTTATCGTAGTTATCTTTTTAATGCTTTGTGTAATCCTCCAGGATTTGAAAGTTGGATTGACTTGGTTAGACAATGGATGAAGGCTTGTCCAAAAAATGAACCAATCGACATTGATGCATTGAAAGTATTTACCAATACTCAATTAGGAGAACTTTGGGAGGACAGAGGAACTACACCAAGAGCAATTGGACTAATGAACAATGTTGGTCAATACGAAGTAGGTAGAGTTCCAGATAAAACTTGTGAGCTTGAAGGAAACGGAAAAATAGCTTTGATTTCATTATCTGCCGATTTAGGTGGTATTATGGATATGGTAAACGGAATTGAGGATGTAAGGCTTGATTGGGAAATTTTAGCTCATACATCAAATGGTCAAACGTATTCGATTAATCACGGAAGCATCGGAACGTTCAAAAGAAGCCGTTGGCGTGACAAAAAAGATAAAGCCAACGAATCTAATCGGGAACAATTTACTTTCAATCACGGACTGCCAAATTCAGCTTGGAATGAGTTTAAAGAGATTATGTACACACCATTGCAAGGAGAAGGAGAAGATGGTTTGTATTACGATATTGACATTACTTTAGTCGATACAGGACATTTTACCAAATTGGCTTACAATTTCATTACAAGCATCAAGGATAGGAAAATATTTGGTGTGAAAGGAGATACGATTGAAAAACCTCGTGCTACAGATAAAAATAGTCCAATTCTGAAACATTCTCAAGAGAATAAGGGATTGTTGTACATTTTGGACGTAAATCTACTCAAGGAACAAGCTGCTGCAAATATGAATCTCGTTTGTGGTACGGATGGAACTCAACCAAGTGGATTTATGAACTTTCCGCAACCTTCAAATGGAAAATACAATCTTAAAAACTTCTTTTCTCACTATGAATCGGAGCATCGTGTGCCAAAAATGCAGAATGGTCAAGAGGTTGGTTTTATGTGGAAAAAGAAACGTGAGGACAACCACTACTGGGATGTTTTTGTGTACGGATTATCTGCAAGAGAGATATACATCGCTGATTTAAAGCGTGAAAATCCAAAAAATAGAGATTTGACGTGGAATCTTTTTTGCGATATGATTAATTATTAAATAAAATTTTATACATTTGCTCATCTTCATAAGGTAAATGATTTATTTGGTTAGTAAATTCATTAAACACGTTCGCTTGGACGTGTTTTTTGGTTTTATAAACTTTTTTTACATTTTATTTGGAAATATTAAATATTGTTTTATATCTTTGTGAAGCAAAACAGGTGGAACTGAATTGCAAAATTCGGTTCTATTGTGATGCTAAAAACATAAACAACCCTTTGAACAAAGTTTCCACCTCTTTGTTTTTCGGGTTTTTTTGTTTTTATAACAATTCTATTCCGATGAAAAAGAGTTGTTACCAGTTGTACTCCAAAAACAACTACCGTAAATTAAGCAATTGATTGTAGGCGGTGTGAGTAATCACAAATATTCTGATTCCAAAGATTGTAATTCCTGCGCTGTCCGACCTGACAACAGGAGCCTCAAAACGAAAGTAAAGACAATCAGCCGTAAAAGAATCTATTGCAAAATAGAGGGAGGAAGCGGGTAGTGTAAGCAAGCCACTAACTTGGATAGGAGTAGGTAATATGAATAAGGGCATATTACGAATACAGCAAATGATTTTTAGGTATTTTCGCTTTCAACAAGCATTTTTCCTTTGACTTATTTGAGGTATAATGGGCTTGCTATAAATAAATGTAAAAAAAATGATTGTTGTCTATAAAAATACTGGAATCAAAATTACAAATGATATTTGGAGAGAATTTCATTGTGTTGTTTGTGAGAGTAAAATACTAGAAAGTCAAATTGCTTTACAAAGAGAATTGACAGATATGGCTGGAGGAACGGTTTACATTTGTATAACTTGTGTTGAAAATGGAAACGCAAAAAAAGAAATTGAAAAACACACTAAAAAATATTAAGTATTATAATATATATTATTAACCAAAAAAATCGAAAAAATGATTAAAACTAAATTTATAGCTTTTGATAAGTCTTGTAATAAAATTAGAGGACTTGGAGGTGTTCAAAATTTATTTGGATTAAGAAGCGATGGAAGTTGCCATAATGATTTTACATTAATGACTTTTACTGGTCAAAATGATGAGAATAAAAATGAAATTTACACAGGACATATTCTTTCAAATAAATTTTTGGCAGAAGTTTATCAAAATGAGGAAGGAACTTTTATGGTAAAATTTCACGTTAATCCGCAAATCAATAAACCAACTTCTCTACTAAAATATTTAAAAAACCGAAAACAAGCTGGTACTGAAATTAGAGATAATGTTGTTATCGGAAATATTTATCAAAACAAAGAACTATTAAAATAAAACACCATGAAAGATTTAAGAAGAAACGAGTTTATCGATATGCTGGAAATGGCAGAGTTGCTTTTCGAGGCAAACGAGAAATTTATCAAGTGCGACATTCCGACTTTAGGAAGTGTAACTTATTATCCAAAGGCAAATAAATTGCAGATTAACAAAAGCAATAGTTGGGAGGAAAATGGGTTTGAGTTTGTGAAAAATATTTTGTCAAATACTATTAAACATAATCCATACGTTGAAATTAATCCTAACAAATCTGTTGTTAAAATAAAGGAAGTAAAAAGCGATGATGAGTTGCGTGATGAATTTGCTGGATTGGCTATGCAAGGAATTTTATCAAATAAAGAATATGCTCTTTGTCTTTCGGGTAATACTATATTGCCAAATCCAGATCATTTAGCTAATTTATCTTATGGAATAGCCGATGCAATGATGAAACAACGAAAACTTTAGATTATGATAAAAGATGCATCAAGAACAGCGTTTATTAAAGTTTACACTTTACCAAAGGAATTGAGTTGTTATAAAAGTAAATTAAGTTTAAACTTACAACCATTTTTAGCTTTAATTTTATCTATGTTTGCGCTATGGTTCATTTTATTGATAACATATTTTGATGTAATTTTTGAATCTATATTTTGGCTATTAGTAGGAATATTAATGTCGAAAATGTCAATAAAATTAAAATGAAAACACCCTATTGCAAGTATTGCTACGGAAAGTGGATTTTGGTAGGATATATAATCGAATAACAATTAAATAATTATAAAAATGATAAAATTAACGGAGGATCAAAAAACGAGAGTATTTGAAATTATTTCAGAAAATTTAGAAGTGAATCTTGAATTGATAAAAGAGGATTCGCTTTTAAAAGAGGATTTGGGTGCTGATAGTTTGCACGAGGTAGAATTGACTATTGAATTTGAAAGAGAATTTGATATTGACATTCCGGATAGTGATATTGAAAACGTAAAGACTGTTGGCGACTTTATTCAAGTTTTGGAAAATATCATAAAGTAACTGAAAATCAACGAAAAAATTTAGTACGTTTGTAACGTCTTTATTTAATGTTGTTTTTTTGTTTTCTAGTGAAAGCTGCTCGATTTATTTCGGGTAGCTTTTTTATTAGAAAAAAATTCTATATTTGTAATGAATTTAAAAACAGTGTTGTGAAACATAGTTATAAAAATAGAGATAAAGGAATACTTGCTTTCGGGTGGGTGTTCCTTTGTTTTTTTAATATAAAAAAGTAAAGATATGAATGCAGAATATACGACAATACCTCAATTCTTTGAGTGCGCTGAAAAATTGATAGGTAAAATTGCTACTTATGATTTGCTTATTGAAACATTTGAACAAGCATTATTGGAAGGTGTTGGTTCTGGACACTACTTGCAAACGGAACTTGATGACGGCCAAATGAAGTTGCGAGTGCAATACAGAAATGTGAGAGATATGACAGAAGCAATGAACGGCTTAATTAGATTACGTCAATACTACATAAACAAAGCAAATGGCAGAACAACTAGATTAGTTGGTGGAAACCTTTAAAAAAATAAAGATATGTGGCAACCAGATTTTGAAAATCCAATTTTGGAAAAACTAGAAAAACAAAAAGCTCAAAGTAGAAAAAAACATCTGCTTACTTGTGCAAAAAACAAATCTAAAAGAAAACGTAGATAATGAAAATATTAGGATATAGTTTCTTTGAAAAAGAATCGAACAATGTGCCACAAGCACAGCCGAAAAGTAGTGTTTCTTACCAAGACAATAATTTAGTTCTTGGTTATGAGTATGCGGTTGTAAATAAAAGGTGGGATGGAGAAAAAACACTTGGAGAACTTGGAGCAGTTGTAAATAACATTCCAGACTACAAACGTTTGAGATTGCGTTCTTACAATGCTTATGCAACAATTGACACTTTCAAAACCATTGCATCGAAGTATTTCTATTGGAAAATTGGTTCGGGATTAAAACTACAATCAGAACCAAATTTGACAGTTCTAAAATCTGAAGGATTGGATTTGTCGGAAGCGGAGGCAACTGAATTACAGAAAATAATTGAGGCAAGGTTTTTGGTTTGGGCGAACTCAAATCAAGTTGATTATTTAGGACAAAAAAGCCTTCACGAATTGGCAAGTGATTTTGACAAAGGAGCGTTTTTGGGTGGAGATAATTTGATTATCGTAAGATTTGAGAGTTCTGGTCCAACTGTTCAATTTGTATCGGGAGAGTTTGTTTGCAATCCTGGAATAGAAAACGAATATGTTACCGAAGCCAAAAAAAGAGGTAATGAAATAAAACACGGAATAGAGATTGATAAAGACGGAAAGCACGTTGCTTATTTTGTTAGGGTAAAAGTTGAAAACGATGTTGACAAATATGAGCGAGTTCCAGTTTATGGAGAAAAATCTAAAAAGAAATTAGCTTGGTTAGTTTCAAGTAAAAAGATTAGTCCAGACCATTTGAGAGCAGTTCCAGCAATGTCGCAATCACTTGAAAAGATTAATAAACTTGATAGATATGTTGAAGCAGCAGTAACTAAAGCAGAGCAGTCAGCGAATATAGTTCACACAGTAGAACACGAAGAATTTTCAACTGGAGAAAGTCCTTTAGATAAAGTTGTAGCTCAAAAAAGAGGAGAGCAAATAATTTCTGATTTACCAGACAATAAAGCGTTAGGGGATGGTTTGGCTAATCGAATTGCTCAACAAACATCTGGACTTGCTTACAATTTACCACAAGGTGCAAAACTGAAATCTTTTGAATCTAAAATAGAAACTGATTTTGGAGAATTTCATTCAACTGTTTTCAACGGAATAAGTGCTGGAGCAAATGTTCCTCCAGAAGTAGCAATGCAAAGTTTTAATTCAAACTA